CGACGCCTGGCTTGTCCCACAGTGACGCCTGCATCATGCGTCGACCTTTGCGATGAGGGCGTCGAGTTCGGCCCGGTTCATGCCGTCGAACTTGCGCTCGCCCCAGATGTCGCGGGCACGGTCCTGGTTGCCGCCGCACGCATCGAGCAGCTCCCGTTTCGCCTCGAACGGCGTGATCGGCGGGTCGGTGATATCAGACTGTCCCGCCGGCGCTTGCCGTTCGGCTTTGCCCATCTCCAACGACGACGGCCGCAGACCCTTCGCGTTTAGCCCCAGATTTGCTAACGCACGCCCGATCGAACTGGTCTCGCAAGTCTCAACGGCCCACTTCTCCATGCGGCCCTCGAACTTCTCCTCCGCCCATCCGGTCGCGTCGGCCTGGTGGCTGCCCTCGCGGCCATCCCGAAACACGCCCGCCAGGAAGATGACCTGGTGCTCGTCGCAACGGTGCATCTCGGTTCGGATGCGCCCGTTGGGGAAACGTTCCCAGAACTCGTGGACCCGATGGTCGACGTCCTGGTAGTCCTCGGTCCAATGCGCCATATCGCTACCCCCACGGTTGCGTTGCCGAGCACCATAGAGGATCCACGCGGCCGGTTTGGCGATGGTCGCTAGCTGTCGTCGATGAGCGCGCCCGTCGTCGTGGTTCGCTGCTCGAGGAGCCATTCGCGGTCACGTTCGGAATCGGTCATCCCGTCGTCGTTGTCGAGCACCGACCCGCGAATGATGATCACTGCCGGCACGGGCGCGTCGCCGCCTCCCGAGACGGTCATCCAGAGGCCCGTTAGGGCGACCAGGAGGGCCGTTATTGCGCCGATCAGTTTTACGGCATTAGACAAAACTGGCGGTGCCCTTGTCGCCGACCTTCGATGCGGCGAATGACTTCAGGACGGCGAGGCCGGCTGCAGCTGCGGCCGCTATGGCCGTGTCGGTGGTGGATAGGTCGGTGACTACGAACACGGCTAGGAACGCCTGGGCGGCGGTCGCGATGGTGCGCTCGATTAGGTCCTTGTAGTTCACTTTTGGGCCTCCATTTTCTGGTGGGTCTTGGGGCCGACGGAGCCGTCGGCTGTTAGTCCATGATTCGCCTGCCAATCTGCCACAGCGTCAGCGGTGGCCGGTCCGAACACTGAGTCAGGAACGGCCGCACAGCGTTCTTGAACCCATTTGACATAGGGGCCACGCATACGAGGCCGGCGGAGCCTCAGAGGCCTGTACGGGGCTGTGTCGGCCTTCCAGACCGACTCCGGTGGCATAGGCCCTGCAAACATGCCGGTATGGCGGCCCGCCTGGACGTGCCAGTCCTCGCCCGGGACGGTTCGCTCCAATCCCCAGCCGTCGAGCACCTCATGCACCTGAGACCAGGAGATGGGGCCGATGCGGGTCAGGTCGCACGCCCAGGCCCAACCATCGGCGGGCTGAATTAGGTGGTAACTCCCTACGAAGCCGGGTGCGATCTTGCGCGCCGGGTCAGCCGCTAAGTTCCCACGGCCCTCCCGCCATAAGGCGAACAAATGCTCCTGCGCCTTTATCGAGCGTGCCCCAGACTCGATGCGGACGTGGTCGCGCATCAGCTGAGACGACCAGTAAGCACCGGCGAGCCTGAAAACGAGGACGGGATGCAGGTGCTCGATATCTTCATCCCCGTCGTCGCGGTACGGCTCGAGGGCCGCTACCAGGTCCGCGTGGATCATTCGGTCGGCTTGTTCGGCTCGGGTTCGTCGCGCTCATATTCCGCGATGAGATGGCCGTCATCATCTGCCGACGGGGCCTTTTCGCCTTTCACCCCAGCGTCTTGCCGTTCGGCCATCACCATCCAGTTGCAGATAGCGCCGGCCGGCCCGGTGATCGTCAATGTGGACCCGTCGAGCACCCATTCGACGGCATTACCGGATGAGGCGGCCATCGTCCACGGGTCGCGGCATAGCGCCTCCCAGGTGCCGGCGGTCATGCCCGAGGCGGCGTCGAGGTCGACCGTCGCGGTGCCGGCTGTCAGCGTCACGGTGCCCCGGTAGATCAGGTCGTGGCGTGGACCCTCGACCGAGGCGTGGCGCAGCCGCCAGTCGCCGCCCTTCGTCGGATGCGCGATATCGAACGTTTTGGTAGTGGCGGTGAACTCGTTGGTGCAATGCACCAGGCCGCTTGAACCCGTGAAGTGCATCAGCTCTCCCTGGCGGCCGTTGTAGATCCCGAGATTCCTGTACTGGGCAGCTGCTCCCTGGTAGCCGTGGAAATTGATGTATCCCGTGAATACGGTGTTGGAATGAGTGCCGAAGGTGATCTGAGTCCCAACGCCAAGGTTGTTGAGATGGGTCATATCGAGAGACTCCCAGGGCGTGGCGGTGTTTATGCCCAAACGGGAATTGGCCGAGTCGACGATGACGACTTCCGGGTCGCCGATCGTGACCCACGCCGACCCGTTGTAGACCTGGAACTCGTTCGTGTCATTCAGGTAGCAGAACATGCCCTCTGCGAGGGTTGGTTCGCCTGCGCCGCCGAATGCGGCGTCACGGTTCGCGCTGGCCGCATAGACGCCGACGACCTGCTGCAACAGGGCCGTGTTGATGTCCGTGTCGCCGGATGCGCCGACAACGTCGCCGGCCGCCCAGAGTTTGTGTCCTGCTCCTGCCATGTCTGCTCCTAGTAGTCGACGAACGCGAGTTTAGTTGTCGTCCCCAAAGTCGACATCGACGCATAAACGCCGGTGCCGTCGCTGTCGAGCACCCAGTAGCCGCCGGTTGGCGACAGGTTGAACGTCGTCTCCCACCTGTTCGCGTCGGCCCGGTGTGTGATGCCTTCGAGGAGCACGTCCTGGGTGACCGTCGACCCGGTCTGAGGGTGGCGGCGCACCTGGTAGAAGTCGCCCGGGTCGGCCTCGATGATGATTTCCCACAGGTCGCCGTCGGCCTGCGGGAACAGTTTCAGTGCGCCGACCCGGTCGCCTGGCTCCTTGCGCCGGTCAACCAGGAAGCCGCACCACTCGGTCGCTGCAGCGGCCGTCGACAGCATGATCGCGGTCGAGTCGACGCCGCGGACGCCGTAACGGTCCTGGGAGTCCGAATCGGAAGCCTGCGTCGCAGCTGTAGACGTGCCGTACAGGGTCGCGTCGGCCTGGTTCACGATCTTGTCGTCGTCCCAGAACATGGTGACGTCGTGGAACGGGAGCCACCCGGAGTCTGCGGCCGTGTCGTCGGTGAACTGCGCGACGAGCTTCCCGTCGCCGGACAGGCGCTCCCAGCGGGGCCGGATCACCAGCCCGTTGTTGCCGACCCGGTGGGAGTAGACGGTCCCGACTTCGGCGTCGTTGACCTTGTTGATCTCGTCGAGGACGTTCAGGGATTTCGTGTAGACCTTTTCGGGGATCGTCTGCACGCCGGCTGTCCGGTACGAATTCGGGATGTTCCCGGCCATGTCGAGCAGGTGGTTGATGCGTACCCCAGAGCCTTCTTCGGCTTCGGTCGACCCGTCGCCCTTCGCCAGGGCGATCGCCTTGAACCAGTCGACGGCCTCGATGATCGTCACCTGGTCGTGGCCGCCGCCCTGCTGCCGTTGGACCCATCGTTCGACGAACCCGCCGAACATGTAGCGTTCGGTCGAATCCGACGGGTCGATGATGTTGACCTGGATCTGGCGGCCCGGCAGAATTTGCGTAGCGCCGCTGTCGCGGTACGGCGACGACGTGTTCGCCGGGTCGAGGTTCCCGTTGGTGTTGTCCAGGACGAGAATGCACCGGCCGGCCTGGAGCTTGTCGAGGGCGTCCTTCTTGCCGCGTGTCATATACAGCTCACGGACCGGGTTCGCGGTCGTGATCGTCGTTTCGACGCCCCCTGCGCCCGAATTCCACCCTGTGTTGAATTCGACTTTTACGACGACTTCCGCGGTGCTCATGTCCCGAATTCGAGGTCATAGTTGCGGTACTTCGTGCGAACCAGCTCGGCCTGGATCATGTCGGCCAGCTCGTAGTTCGAGATTACCGACCCTTGGACGGTCACGTTGACGGTCGGGCCACCCATGCGGCCGCCGCCCTGGTCGAGCGGGATGATGGCCTCAGGGCCGGCCTCGCCGAGCACCGCGAGCGTCGGCGCGGTGATGATGCCGCCGGCTGCGAGGGTTGGGATGTCGGGGAACACGTCGAAACCGCCGAAGCCTTTGCCGCCGATCCCTGGCACCCAGGATGGGACGTCGATGCGTGGGAAGCGCAGGTCGGCCATGTTCCAGATCGAGATGAGGCCGTTGACGAGGGCTTTGCCGAACGCCTTGCCGAGGTCGGCGAGGAGGCCCAGACCGGCGATCGCAGCGTCGAACAGTAAACCGGGCAAGTCTTTGAACACGTCGACGGCGAAGTCGACAGCGGTCGACACGATGGCTCCGAGGGCATCAAATGCGCCCGCGAAGTCGCCGTGGAACAGGGCGACGACGAGGTCGACGACGTTTTGGATTTGATCCCACAGGTACTCGAACCAGCGGACGACTAGGTCGATGACCGGCCGGATAATCGGCATCAGATTTTCGTCGAACCAGCCCGCGAAGTCTTGGATAGCTGCCACGGTGGCCTCGATGGCGACGATGACGGCGTCGATCGCGATGACGATGCCTTCCATCGTTGCCGCCGCCGCCGGCCCCAGGCGGGTCATCAAGTCGTTCTTGAGTATGGCGAACTTGTCTGTCAGTGTTTCGGTTGCGTCGGCTTGTGCGCCTACGAGGCCGACGCCGTCGCCTAACAGGCCGCCGAATGTTTCCAGCTCGAGGCCGCCGTCACGGATCGCGGTCGTCATTTCCGACCCGGCGGTTCCGAACGCCTCAGCAGCGATCGCCAGGGCGTCCGTTTCCGTTGATGCGTTGGCGATCTGCTCGACGATGTCCTCGAACGCCTGCCGCGGGTCGTCGCCGGCCTCGGCGACGTCGCCGAAGAACTTTTCAAGCTTGGGGCCTACGGCTACGACGTCGACGCCGCTCTGCTCCAGCATCCCGAACAGGGCGACGGTTTCTTCTGCCTCGAAGTTGGCCGTAGCGAAGATCGGGCCGAACTTCTCCATCTGGCCGAGCAGGTTGTCCATCGGCGCGCCGGTCGCCTGCGAGATCCGCAACAGGTCGCCCAACAGCTCGTCGCTTTCCTCGAGCGGGACGTTGAACTGCGTCATCTGCGCGTCGAGGCGGGCGATTGCGTCGCCGACGTCCATATCGGTCACGCGGGCAAAGTCGAGGAACAGGCCCGTCGTCGCCTCGAGGCCCTCGCCAGTGGCCCCGAAGAACGTATTGACGTCGGCTATCGCGCCGGCGACCACCTCGGCCGTCTCAGGGACGGTACGCAGGACGTCGGTCGCCTGGGTCTTCAGGTCCTCGAGGGCTGACCCGGTGGCTCCGGTGCCCTTGATGAGGATGTTTTCCATTTCCTCGAAGTCGAGGCCGGCCTTGACGAATGCGGCCCCGAGGCCGACCGCTATGCCGATGCCGGCACCCTTCAGGGCGCTAAATGCCTTGCCGGCACCTTTCGAAAACTTGCCGACGTCCTTCTCGGCCTTGCCGAGTTCCTTCTTGAAGTCCTTCGCGTTGGCGGAAAGGGCGACCGAGATTTTGGACGTTTTGGCGGCCATTACGTCAACCCGGCTTTCTTGAGAAGGTCGGCGGTTTGCTTCTCGTAGGCGGCTACGACCTCGTCGCGGCGGTCATCGAGGGCGTCGTAGAGGAACGGGTTCGGGGTGATGTTTCTGTCGCGCCAGCCGAAGTGTATGGGACCCGCGAACGGAACTTTCGACGTGAGGCTCGGCGTGCCGGCGTTGACTTTCGCGCCGCCGGCCGATTTCGTCGCCTTGATCGTCTTCTGCAGGGCACCGGAACGCACCGGAACGAGCTGCCTGGCACGATCGCCGACGATCTCGCCCAGGGCCTTGTTGCCGTCCTTTAGCTCGGCGATCATCTCGGGGCCGACCTCTTTCAACGCCTTCTGGAGCTTCGCAGAGTCAACGTAGATTGCTACGGCGGGCACGTCTGTTCGCCTCCTTCACGCGTTCGTTGTGGGCNGCCCTGAGCGCCTTCACCAACTCCGGCGGAG